GTGTACAGAAAACCTCATGGATAACAAATACTTTCAGGTGGTAGCCCACCATAGGATGGCGGAGTATGAAAAAAGTTCCGATACTCATTTGTACGGTAGGGAGTCCAAGTCTTGAAATCACGTTGTCAAGCATCAAAACATACGCCAAAGAAGCGCCTATTTATTTGTCGAGTCGGGCCGAGACAATGGACGAACGAATTTACAAGTGGGTACTCAACTCGTCGGGTAACTTTGGCGATGCCTACAACCGGATCATGGACGACGCATTCCAATACCACGATGCAGTCATCATTGCCAACGACGACATCTGTCTGACTCCAGACTCTTATAGACTCATTCTTGAGGATGCCGAGCATCTACAGAAAGCAGGGCATAAGATCGGTGTTTTAGGTGCGAGGTCTGACAATATCCTGGAAGCCCAGAACATCCGGTTCGAGGGTGGCGCAAGAAACGGGATGAAATGGGCCGAAGAACAGACGATCAAAGAAACGAGCGTCATTGCGCCGATCTTTGCTTACATCACGAAGAAAGCCTTCCGGGCAGTCAGGTTTCCGCCGATCAACTGGTTTTCAGATAACGTGTTTTGTCATACACTTACGGTATGTGACTTTAAGCATTTTGTTTCAAGGAGTTACGTTCACCACGCAGGCAGTCAGACGGTGGGTAAGGACGATTCCAAGAATCTCAAGGAGGCCTCTAAATGGCTGTGGAAAAACGAACCAGGGATAGCAAAGCATTACCGTCTCCCTACAGAATGAAAGTGCCTCCTGTACCTATCCGTTACGACCGGAAAGTAGGCATTCCTTTACAACCACAAAAGGCTAAAAAATGAAAGGCTTGCTTTCCCCGAAGGTCATGATCGTTGTGAAACAAAACGACGATGAAGAGGATGAGAGTTGTCCGCTTCCAACGCAAGATGAGGCTTTGAACGAAGAGAACAAGGCAATTGCAAAAGAGAAGGCAATGTATGGCCCTGAACGAGAGGGCGATACGCAGTTCTGGCGGGATCTAGGCGCAAAGTGGCGTATTTCTGCGAGTCAGGCCAAAGAAAGACGTTGCGGCAATTGCGAATACTTCGACATGGACATGGAAGATTGCCTGCCAGAGGGTGTTGGTTACTGTCATCAGTGGAACTTTATGTGTGCGCCGGATAAGTCTTGCGCTTCTTGGGAGATGGGCGATGAAGAAAACGATATGGGAGAAGGCGAGACCGAAGAAACTGGGGAAGAGTGAGCCTCTTTCCAAGTCTGAGAAGAAGTCCGCTAAGGCTATGGCCGCATCTGCTGGCAGACCCTACCCGAATCTTGTGGATAACATGAGAGCAGCGAGGAAGAAATGAAAAAGACCAAGGCTGAGAAGAAGATCAGTAAGGTTTACAACGAGTTCAAGGCTGGCAAGCTACATTCAGGCAAAGGTGGCCCAGTTGTCAAGAGCCCTGCCCAGGCTCGTGCGATTGCACTTTCTGAAGCCGGTGTAAAGAGAAAGAAATGACTGCCGCTTGGACTAGGAAAGAAGGTAAGAACGCCAAGGGTGGCCTGAACGAAAAGGGTCGCAAGTCTTACGAGGCTGCAAACCCTGGTTCTAACCTAAAGGCTCCCGTAAAAAGCGGTGACAACCCACGCAGAGCGTCTTTCCTAGCGAGGATGGGTAACATGCCAGGCCCAGAGCGTAAATCTGATGGTAGCCCTACTAGACTGCTTCTCAGTCTAAAGGCATGGGGTGCAAGTAGTAAGGAAGATGCAAGGTCAAAAGCAAAGGCTATTTCGGCGAGGAATAAGAAGTGAAGCGCAGAAAGGGTCTGCTTGACGAAGAGAAGTTCTTGCCTCCGCTGCCGGAGCAGTTGCCGAGAGGTGTGAGTTCGCTTCCAGGGTACGGGCAGACAAGTCCTGTAGCGCAGGGTCTATTAGGGTTTACGGGCAGGAATCCGACGTATTCGGTAATGGATCCACAAGCGCAGCAGATGTCTGATGCTTACAGACTAGGTGAGCAGGCAAGTGTTGCTAGTCAACTGTACGGGTCGGTACTGCCCTTTGCTGCTGCTTCTACGATGGCAAGCGCACAGCGAGCAGGAAGTTTGCTGAGTCCGCTTACTGTGTTTCATGGTTCTCCGCATAAGTTCAGTAAGTTTGACGCAAGCAAGATAGGAACAGGCGAGGGAGCACAGGCTTACGGGCATGGGTTGTACTTTGCTGAAAGTCCTAATGTTGCTGGTCAGTACAAAGCAAGTACTTCTGCGAATATGTATGACACATCAAAAGGTGTTATTAGATCGTCGGATTTAGTCGATGAATTATTTAAGCAATCTGGTGACATACCAAAAAATTTAGAGTCTGCTTATCGCGCTAAAGCAAATGAAATTGTGCGCGACTTAATAATGGGCAAACCTTCATCAGAAATTTCTCAGGAAATAAGGACTTCTAAATATGGAAGGACTTATAACGCATTGGCTGATGCGGTTGACAACCTTTCTCCTAAATCAGCAAGCGGACAAATGTATTCAGTAGACCTACCAGACGAACAAATAGCAAAGATGCTGGATTGGGATAAGGAATTTTCAAAACAGCCTAAGAAAGTACAAGAGCTAATAAAACAATCAGGTCTTTATAAAGAATACAAAGACAACCTTTCTGACTTTGCGAGCCCAATGCAGACTAGAAATAAGCAGATGCGAGGGCAAAACTTTCTTGCCTTCCTTGAGCATAGGCTTGGCGGGGAGGCTCAGGCATCTCAATATCTTAGGGAAATGGGAATTCCTGGTGTTCGTTACTTGGACGAAGGATCAAGAGGTGCTAAGAAAGGCACAAGTAACTTTGTCGTATTCCCAGGAGAAGAAAGTAAACTAAAGATCATGGAAGTAAACGGAAAACCTTTCGTCATAGACGAAGAAGAGCTAAGACGATCAGGATTGCTTGGTCAAGGTGTTGCACAGTAACAACAGAAGGATAGTAAAATACAGTGGAAAACAAATGGATTCCTCCAAACGCAGGAATGGGCAGACCGAAGGGTGCGCCTAACAAGTCTACTGCGGCAGTTAGGGAAGCCATTGCAAAGATGGCGGAACTAAACGCACCTCGTTTTGCTATGTGGCTAGATGAAGTAGCGCAGAAGAGCCCAGAAAAGGCTTGCGATATTTATCTCAGGGCTATCGAGTACCACATACCTAAGTTAGCAAGGACAGAGGTAACGGGACAGGACGGGCAACCAGTTGCTTTGCAAGTGACATGGGCGCAACCAGAATAATTATTCCTTACGCGCCGAGGCCGCAACAGCTTGCAATCCATAGCGCGTTAGAGCAAAAGCGTTTCGGGGTAGTAGTTGCTCACAGAAGATTAGGGAAATCGGTTAGTGCGGTTAACCATCTCATAAGAGATGCGATCACAAACCAAAAGGAGGCTCCCAGGTATGCGTTTATCGGGCCTACTTATTCTCAGACCAAGCGAGTCATCTGGGATTACTTGCTCAAGTTTACCGAGCCCCTTAACGCCACTGCCAATATTGCGGAATTACGGGTTGATTTCTGGGGCAGACGCATCCAGCTTGCGGGGTCTGATAACCCAGACTCTCTTAGAGGACAGTATTTCGACGGGGTTGTATTCGACGAGTTCGGTGACCAGAACCCTAAAATTTGGTCGGAAGTGGTTCGTCCGGCCTTATCGGACAGAATGGGATGGGCGTTATTCCTTGGAACCCCAAAGGGAAACAACCACTTCAAGACCCTGAGAGACCATGCGTCAGAGCATAACGATTGGGCCATGCTTGAGTTCAGAGCGTCAGAAACAGGTCTTATCCCTCAGACTGAACTTGACGCAGCCAAGTCTGAAATGGGAGACGACAAGTATCTACAGGAGTTTGAGTGTTCCTTTGACTCAGCCATCGAGGGAAGTTACTACGGACAACTTCTCAATGAGCTACCGTCTGAGCGATTCCACGACATCCCTGTAGATGGGTTAGCTAAGACTTACTGCGCCTGGGACTTGGGGATAGGCGACTCCACTGCGATCTGGGTTTGCCAGAGAGTTGGGTTAGAGACACGGCTCATTGACTTTGTGGAGAACCACGGTCAAGGACTTGACTGGTATGTGAACTGGCTGAGAACAAATCATTACGAATTAGCCGAGCAGTTATTGCCTCACGATGTGCAAGTCAGAGAGCTAGGCTCAGGAAGATCAAGGCTAGAACTCCTGCAAGAAGCAGGGCTAAACATCACGATTGTGCCGAGAATGGGTGTTGACGATGGGATACAAGCCGTGAGAAGGCTGATTCCCTATTGTTGGTTTGACTCCAAGACTAAGCGCGGAGTGGACGCACTAAGGAATTATCGGCGACAATACGACGATAAGCGTCAAGTCTATTGGGATAAGCCTTTACATGATTGGGCATCTCATGCTTCTGACGCATTTCGGTATCTTGCGGTTGGCATGTCAGAAACAACGAGTTGGTCTAAGCCGCTGAAACCTAACGTATCTTGGGTGGTCTAAATGGATGACGGACGATTAAAGGCGATTCTCCAAGGTGAGATTGATAACGCGATAGGTTTCTTGGAGACCGAGACGGTCGAGCAACGTAAGAACGCGCTCACGGCCTACATGCGAGATCCTTATGGGAACGAGGTCGAGGGTCGCAGCCAGATCGTAACCGGAGAGGTTGCAGAAGCTATCGACGGGATGCTTCCGCCTCTCATGCGTTTGTTTACGTCTGCTGACCAGATCGGTGTATTCGAGCCTGTAGGCCCAGGCGATGAGCCTATGGCAATGCAAGCTACCGAGTATTGCAACTGGGTGCTGATGAAGCAGAACCCTGGCATCTCGATCATGCACGACTGGTTTAAGGACGCGATCCTTCAGAAGGTCGGCGTTATCAAAGCCTACTGGGACGACTCGATTTCAGTCACTAAGGAACAGTACGCGAACCTGACGGACGATGAGTTAGCTATGGTCATGTCCGACGGGACGATGGAGATCGCTGCGCAAGAGACGATTGAGCAGGACATGGACGGTCAAGTCATGCGTGTTCATAACGTCGCGCTCATGAAGAAAACCAAGGCCGGAAAGATCAAGGTCGAGAACGTGCCTCCAGAGGAGTTCCTGATCTCCAAGGCGGGAAAGACCGTAAGGGATACGCCCTTTGTTGCACACAGGAAACTCATCACAAGGTCTGATCTTGTTGCAATGGGGTTTGATCCTGAAATCGTGATGAACCTTCCGGTTTACAACGACTTGGAGTTTTCCGCTGAGTACATTGCAAGATACAACCGAGACGAACAGCCTTACATGGAGCCAAGTCTCGATAAGTCCATGCAGACGGTTGAGGTTTTCGAGTGCTACCTAAAGACTGACTATGACGGAGACGGTATTGCAGAACTTAGACGGGTGCATTTTTCTGGGAATGAAATCCTAAGCAACGAGGAAACCGACTATGTTCCGTTTTACTCCATCTGTCCTATTCCGATTCCTCACAGGTTCTTTGGGGATTGCCCTGCTGATCGTACAGTTGATCTCCAGCTTATCAAGACTACTGTAACGAGGCAGATGCTTGATAATCTGTACCTTCAGAACAATACCCGCATGGGTGCTGTTGAAGGTCAGGTCAACCTCGATGACCTCTTAAGCGTTACACCTGGAGGTGTGGTGAGGATGAAGAACCCTGCTGCACTGGTTCCGATCACGACACCTCCTGTCGGTCAGCAAGCCTTCCCTCTTTTAGAGTACCTCGATCAGGTTCAGGCTAAACGCACAGGCGTTACAGAAGCCTCTCAAGGTCTTGACCCTAACATCCTACAGAACGTGACTGCTGCGGCCATAGCGGCCCTTACGCAAGCCTCACAAGGCAAGATCGAACTCATCGCTAGGATCTTTGCAGAAACAGGCGTAAAAGACTTATTCAAAGGACTCTTACACCTCTTATGCAAGTACCAGGACAAAGCAGTTTTGATTCGGATGCGTGGGCAGTACGTTCAGTACGACCCGCGAGAGTGGTCGAACCAGTACGATGTGTCAGTGAATGTCGGACTTGGCACTGGGAGCATGGAGCAAAAGATGGCAATGCTCTCAATGGTTCTGTCCAAGCAAGAGCAGATCATTCAAGCGTACGGCCCGAACAATCCTTTAGTGAGTGTCTCGCAGTACAGATCAGTCTTAGGGAAACTTATTGAGGCAGCAGGGTTCCCAGATTCAGCAGAGTTCTTTAAGCCTGTAGGCCCAGAAGTTGATGCTGCACTTGCACAACCTCAACAACAACAAGGCCCAGACCCTGCTATTCAAATGATGATGGCGCAGGCTCAGGCAGATATTGAAATCAAGCGTCAAAAGGCAATGGCCGATATTCAGCTTGCAAGAGAGAAGGCTTTAGCCGAGCTAGAACTCAAGCGTATGGAGTTCGAGGCAGAAGCGCAGATGAAAGCGATGAAGGTCGGGGCGGGTATAACTGGCAACGTCGAGATACCAGGGTAAATCATGGCTACATACAACGGATATACAACCGATCAGCTTAGGGCGTTTGTCGATCAGTACTTCTCAAACCCTAACAGCGCAGACGTTCAGTACCTTCTCAATCAAGGTCTAATCTCCAACACAAACCCCGACACCCTTTTGTACTTTGGCCTAACAAACATGTTAGGTTTTAGTCCTGATGTGGCTAGGTCTGCCGTGTCGGATGTTTTTGCTCCAGCACCGCAAGAAGAACCACCACCGTCTTACGAACCACCACCGTCTTACGAGCCTCCGTACGAGCCACCACCTGTTTATCAACCTCCTCCAGTTTATACGGCAACAGATGGCACTACGTTCAGCAGTGAAGCAGAAAAGAACAACTATCAATCAGCAATAAACGCACAGCAGAAGCTACGCACAGACGCGCAAGCCATTGGGGTTAATTTGCCTTCTTCGTGGTTTGTGATGACACCTCAGCAACAGTTTGATTGGTACGTTTCGAACAAGTTTGGAAGCGACAAGCTCAAGGCTTTGGGTGTAACCGACGCTAATCTGCTGAAGGCTGTTGATGACGCAATCAAGCCGGTTACCATAACGGATGTCGTTAATACGATTTCACAGCCAGTCAATCAGACAACAAATAATCAGACGGTAGATCAGACAGTAAACCAACAAGTCAACCAGGGAACTACAACCGTGACTGCTCCAACTCTACAGTCCTGGCAGAAGTTAGATGCCTCTGGGAACATCGTAAACAAAACGATGGGTGATTACACGTTTACAGAGATGGTTCCGTTTGCTCAGAACCTGATCTCGCAGCAGCAAGCGGCTGGTAAGTATTTAACGCCAGATGAGTTCAGAGTGTTTGCAGGACAACAAGGCGTACCTGATAGCCAAATGGCTGCATTGGTTGCAAGCCTTAACTTTCCAAAGGCTCCGGTTGTACAACAACCCGTAGTCAATCAGCCTGTAAACAATACAAAGCCTTTATCTGCGTACACAAGCGCAGAAATGATTCCGTACATACAAAATCTATTTAAGGACAATCCAAACGTATCGGCGCAGATGATTAGGCAGTACGCAATGTCGCAGAATGTGCCTGCTAGCGTGATTGATACTGCTTTAAGTGGCGTTCAGATACCTACTGCTAACTTTGTGCCGTTTACTGTTGGCGGCGGTAATACATCCTTAAAGACACCAACCAATGACTTCTTCTACGGTGCTGGCCCAACACAGCAAGCCCCGTTTATGTTTAAGTCAGGGGCAGCGGGATATACACGTTTGCTCCCTCAGTCCTTAGAGTTTGGCGTTCCTGCTGTCACCGGAACTAAGCCATTATTCCAGCCTGGGATCTTTGATAAGACTGCGCTGCAACAAACCTATGAAACGCAGACTAAAGAAACGTATGGTGGCGAACCAGTTCAAGAAACGGGTGCGTGGAATGGCGGCAAGATTACCAAGGACAATATCGCTTACGAGAAAGGCGGGAAAGTTAAGGGTTTACTTGGGCCAAATCCAAGCAATCCTGACGACGGATACGGAAGCCTGCAAGTAGGTGAGTACGTTATCCGTAAGAAGGCTGTCAATAAGTACGGCGAGGATTTCTTAGAGGCTCTCAACGAGTCACGAATCCCTAAAAAGAAGGCCAAAGGACTTTTATGACCCAACGATGGGAACGAGCAAAGGCTTTACTTGGCGATGAGTTTCTGAACGAAATCTTCGCTGAGTTGGAAAAAGACAACATCGAGCGTATTATCAATAGTCATCAGGACGACATTGAGCTTCGCGAGGACTGTTACCTCATGATTAGCGCAGTGCGTCAGGTGAAAGCGCGTCTTGAGTCCGTTGCCGCCGAAGGCGAGATGAACAAGAGACGATTCAAACTTTTTAAGTAGAGGTTAGTTTATGGAAAGCAGCAACCCGCAAGGGACTAGCTTGACAG